AGTCTGTGCATCAACTCCTGAGCGACCAGATCGTGTTGCTTGGGCTGGATAGGTTCTACCAGATATTGCAGTCGGAGATACGCGGCGCGAACGGCACAGAGTTTGTGTTTGCTGGGTTGAGACGCCAGACTGTCTCATCCATCAAAAGCTATGAGGCAATTGACATTTGCTGGGTGGAAGAGGCGTCTGTTGTCTCGCGCCGCAGCTTGACTATCCTATTGCCCACCATCCGCAAACCTGGGTCTGAGATATGGCTGACGCTCAACCCGGACCTGGAGACGGATGCAGTGTATCAGGACTTCATCATTGACCCGCCTCCGGGTGCATTTGTCTGCAAGACCTCCTACCACGACAACAACTGGCTTTCGCCGGAGTCTGCCCAGAAGATCGCCACCCTGAAAGAACGCGACCCCGATGCGTTTCATCATGTTTACGAGGGTGGTACCCGTTCCACGGTCGAAGGCGCAATCTACAAGGCCGAGATTCAAGCAGCGGAGCGCAACGGGCAGATACGGGAAGCGCCGTACAATCCAATGTTGCCAGTCGATACATTCTGGGACTTAGGCTATGCCGACAGGGTAAGTATCTGGGCAGCGCAGCGCAGTCCATTCGAGATACGGGTGCTGCGCTACTTCGAGGGCGACCATCAGGCAATTGACTTCTACCTGCGCGAGATGCAGACGTGGGGTTACGTCTTTGGTACATGCTGTCTTCCATGGGATGGTGGTACGATCAGCCTGGGAACGGGCAAGAGTATCGAAGAGATCATGCGTTCCAAGGGGTTCAAGACGCTGGTCAATCGCCAGTTGAGCATTGCGGACGGCATCAACGCGGTACGGACAATTTTCCCGCAGCTTTATTTTGATGCTAAGATGTGCGCAGATGGTTTACAGTACCTCCGGAGATACCAATGGGGTCCGACAACGGCTCTAGGCGTGGCACGGCGCGAACCGCTGCACGATGATGCTTCACACCCCGCCGATGCGCTTAGGACGCTTGCAGTAGGCATCAAGGAACCAGAACGACCGAAGCCGAAACCGAAGGCGGCACCGCAGAGACAATCTGCATGGAGTTGAGAATGGCAAAACTGAAAGCAGCAACCCGCAACGCACTACCTACCAGCAAGTTTGGCCTGCCTGGTAAGCGCAAGTTCCCGATGCCCGATAAATCCCACGCTTCCAATGCAAAGGCGCGGGCAACGCAGGGCGTCAAGCGCGGCACACTGAGTTCGGGTGCAGCCGCTAAGATCAGAGCCAAGGCGAATCGCATCTTGGGCAACAGTGGGTCATCTGCGGGGGCGGCATACTAATGGCCGTACCTTATCAGCCAGATCGGAAGAAGTTTGAAGCGTTGGCCGCGACATGCAAAGACGGTCGGCCAACCATGGCTCAGTTGCGCATGAATGGGATGCTGCCATGGAGCTAGACGAGCAACGCCGTACTGAGAACTTCTGCATCGTCTGTCCTCTCAAAGACATTGAGGACGCGGACATGCTGGCTTTCATGGCCACGTTGATTCAGGATCACGACCACTTGCGCGAGAAGCTGCTGACTGAGCCTGACCAGCGCAAGAGACGAGGCAAGCTCGATGCGATGCGGCCTTACTTGAATTTCAAGGCGCTGACGTGCGAGGATTATGAGATGGCTGAGGTAGCCCGTTCATGTGGGGTTCAGCCCATCTATCGTGAGCAGGAAGAGGTTGGGCGTATACCGATGCCGGAAAGCAGGATACACGAGGTGAGCCACTGATGCCTAAGTTTCTCGAAAGCAAACTCAAATCTCAGGCCCGCAAAGAAGGCTTGAAAGGCAAGGAAGTGAACCACTACGCCTTCGGAGCGATGAATAACATGGGGGCAATGCGCGGCTCGAAAGAGACAGAGAAGGGCGAGGCGATGGATGCCAAACATGCCGCGAAGCTCAAGGGCGAGGCGCACAGTTACGATTTCAACCGCAAGACTCGCTCTGTTGTATCGAGGTATAGCAAGTAATGGAATCAGAGCCTGTACGCACAGAACCATCCGGCCCAAACGAAGAACTCCTGCGCGAAATACGGGAGGACTATACCTATTTCCGCGACTTCTGGCGCGAGAATCACGATGAGGCCAAGATCGACCTGAAGTTCATCTCCGGCGATCCGTGGGACAAGGATGCGCGGCAGGAGCGTGAGGACAATAACCGCCCCGTATTGTCGCCTGACGAGTTGAGTCAGTACCAGAACGCCACCATCAATAATCTGCGGCAGAACAAGCGCGCAATCAAGGTCAATCCGCTAGGGTCAGGCGCGACTGACAAGGACGCCGAACATAGAGCGGCGATCATTCGCGGGATTGAGTACAAGTCCAACGCGCAGAGTGCATACACCAATGCATTCGAGAATGAGATTAACTGCGGATTCGGGTTCTTCCGTGTCACAACGAAGACGATCAAGGGTGGCGATGGGGATGTAGAACCACGCATCAAGCAGATTGACAATCCTCTCTCTGTGCTGCTCGACCCGAACGCACGCGAAGCTGATTTCTCCGATCAGAAGCGTTGTTTTGTGATGGACGTGATGCGCAAACGAGACTTTGAGAAGAAGTATCCAAATGCCGAGAAGCGCAGTTTCAGCGCAGAAGATATGACCACTGCGCCTGATTGGTTTCAGGCAGAGAACGTCCTGATTGCGGAATACTGGCGCATCGACGGATACGATGAGGATGGCAACGGCGGGAAGGTAACGCAGTACATCACCAACGGGCTTGAGATTCTCGAACGGACGCCGTGGCCTGGGTCGTGGATACCGATCATCGCGGCACTGGGGAAGAAGGTTTACAAGCCTGTTGGCAGTGGGATGAAACTGTTTTACTACTCGCAGATCAGGCTTGCCCGTGGGCCGCAGATGATGCTTGCATACATCGCATCGCAAGAGGCTGAGGAGTTCGGCATGGCACCCCGCGCTCCCTTTGTGGGATACGTTGGGCAGTTCGAGACGGATGCAGATGCATGGGCGACCGTGAACAAAGTCCCACGCGCTTTTCTTCAGGTCGACCCGACCGTCGATGCGGCTTCCGGGCAAATCCTTCCTCTGCCAACGCGCCCCTCATTCATCCCCAACGCTCAAGCATACGAGATCAGCAAAGAAAGCTGGCGGCGTGCAGTACAGGCGTCTATGGGCATTACTCCATTGCCTACGGCGGCGCAGCGGCAAAATGAGAAGTCAGGTGTCGCACTGGACAAGATTCAGGGTCAGCAGGCGATTGGATCATTCCATTTTACTGACAACTTCGACCGCGCCATTGAGAACGCAGGGCGGCAGTTGAATGAACTGATAACGAAGGTGATGGACACTCCCCGACAGGTAGGAGTGCGCCAGCCCGACGAATCACATGACCGCCTGCATGTTGTCCCACAAGGTTCTTCGATGCCGCAACCGGACCCCGGCCAGCAACCCGTCAGCGAAGATGATGTATTCGACCCAACAAAGGGCGACTTTGATGTGACCATTTCTACCGGCATGAGCTACCAGAGCCAGCGGGAAGAGGCGAGTCAGTTTGTCGATACGCTTATTTCTGAGATGGCGAATCTGCCCATCCCTCCGCAGGCCAAGGCAACATTGCTGGCGCGGGCAATCAGTCTGAAGGATATTGGCCCGATTGGTGATGAGATGGCCAAGATCATCGACCCGCAGGGTGATGGGGAGCCTGTACCGCCCCAGGCGCAGCAGACGATCGCCAAGTTACAGCAGGAATTGCAGGCAATCAACGCCGCCGCGCAACAGCACGAGGCTACAATTCAGCAGATGACGGCTGAGAAGAACGCGAAGGTGGTAGAGCAGCAAGGCAAGCTCGCCCAGATTGCTGCGCAGTCTAAGGCTGACATGGCGCTTGAGGACAAGAAGCTGCTAGCCCAACTTACTATTGCGGAAATCAATACACAGGCGCAGAATGTAGCGGATAGGGAGGCTGACCGCTCGGCCCTTGAGGCTCAGTTCCACGACCAGGCGCACGATGTAGCGATGCAGGCGCAGGGAGCGCAACAGCAGCAACAGATTCAAGCACAGCAGGCGCAGAACGCTCAGGCTATGCAATCGCAGCAGGCCGAAACGCAGAGCCAACAGAGCTCCCAGGACGCGCAGCAATCGCAGGATGCACAAGCTCAGCAGCAACAATCCGCTAGCCCGGCGCAAGGGCAGGAGTAATATAAATGGCAGATGCGACGGCAATACTGGAATCGTCACCCGAAGTGGATGTATCACGTGGCCCACTCGTCAATTTGACGCATGAGCAGCGCACAGAATTTCGCGCCACGGGCGAACTGCCCAAGACACAAACCAAGCCGAAAACTGAGGAAGCGGCACCCTCATCCGAGACCCCCAAGGTCGAAAGCGCAGGCGAAGCGGAAACGCCAGACAAGCAGGAGCATGTCGAACGCAAGCCCAAGCAGACAGCGGCAGAACGCATTGCCGAACTGAAAGCAACCATCGCAAAGATTGAAAAGGGCGCAGGAATTAAGACGGAAGCGGAATCGTCACCCGCAAAGCCCGAAGCCAAGCCGCAAGTTGTGGAACCGCAGTATACGCGCCCGAAGCCAAAGCTCGAAGGCAACGGCCCCGATGGAAAGCCTTATGCAACCTATGAGGATTACATTGAGGACTTGTCGGACTGGAAAGGCGAACAGCGCGATGCAAAGAACCAGCGGGAATCCAAGCAACAGGCTCAGGCAAAAGAATTCAATGCGAAGGTGGTAGAGGCCCGTACTCGATATGAAAACTTCGATGAAGTGGTGCAGCCAACCGCTACTGCAATCAACATGGACGCTGGGATTTCACCTGTAATCAAGGAGTTACTCAGCGAATCGGATGTGTTGCCGGACATTCTCTTCACCCTCGGAAGCGATCCCGCAGAACTTGCGAAGTTCGTCAAGATGGCGCGAGAGACACCCGGCAAAGCGCTTCGATACATTGCATTGACGGAAAGTCTCATCACCGAAGAACTAGAAGGCAAAGCAACGCCCAAGGCCGAAGAAGCTCCTGCCAAACCGAAAACCCATGCACCGAGACCACCCTCTGAGGTAGGCGGTAAAGCCGCTGCACCTCCTGACGCGCTGGAATCGGCTGCAAAGGCGAATGACTTCCGCAGCTTCAAGGCTGAAGCCACGCGCCGCGCACTAGCCAAGATGAAGGGCTAGAAAGGTTTTTCAGATGGCGAATCAATTTCTCGACACCAACTGGGTTTCGATGAAGATTCTGTGGATTTTGCAGAATTCTCTCGAAGTCGCCAGCGTTTTCAACACAGAATGGGAGTCTGAATTCGGAAAGAACTTCCCTGTCGGATCGTCCGTGCAGGTGAAACTCCCCCAGCGTTGGCTTGTGACGAATGGCCTGGGCTATCAGCCGCAGGGCATCGCTCGCTTGGCAACTACCATCAACCTCGATCAGGTCTTCGGCATCCACTTTGAATGGGACTCTTATGAGCGCCTCGTCAAGATGGAGCGTTCGCAGGATGAGTTGGAAGAGCAGTACCTGAAGCCCGCCGCAGTCCAGTTGGCTCAGGAGTGCGATTCTCGCGCTGCCAAGTTCGCCTATCAGAATGCTTCGGGTGTTGTCGGCGTACTCGGCACCAATTCCAGCACGATTGACTTCGCGGCTGCGGCTGACGAGTACCTGTATGAGAAGTCCTGCCCGAAGGGGATCAGGCATCTCATCGTGTCTCCGTCGCAGATGCGCAGCTACGTTGTGCCGAACGTGACGCAGTTCAACCCGGCACCTGAAATCTCCCGCATGTTCCGCACCGGCGTTCTTGGTACGGCGGTTGGATGGGAGTGGTATCGGTCGAACTCGCTCTATAAGCACACGGCAGGTACGGCTGCAACGAGTGGCGTGACCATCACTGGGTCAAACCAGTCTGGCAACGTCCTCAGCGTAACCGGAACCAGCACCCAGACGATCAAGCAGGGGGATAAGTTCTCCATCCTGAACGTCAATGGCGTCAACCCCAGCACTCGGCGTGCGATCACTTCGACTCAGACCTTTACTGTTCTGACCGACGTGACCCTGACTGGCGGGACTGACACCATCAACATCT